GGGGAAAAGGTAGTGCTCCAGGGGGCTGGGCAACGGCATGGGGTGGAGACACTTTTGCATTAGGAGCTTACTCAACGGCATGGGGCTTAGAAACTACAGCATCTGGCCAAATGTCAACAGCTTGGGGACGGGATACAACAGCATCTGAGTCTAAGTCAACAGCTTGGGGAGAGGGGACAACGGCTTCTGGAGTACGTTCAACTTCTTGGGGGTCTGAGACAACGGCATCTGGTGGTTTGTCGACCGCTTGGGGGGACAGAACTACTGCTTCTAAGCCAACTTCAACTGCTTGGGGGCAGAATACTGAAGCATCTGGCTCAGTGTCGACTGCTTGGGGTAACCGAACCGCTTCATCAGGCAATGGCTCAACGGCATGGGGCTACGGAACAACTTCATCAGGCAATGGCTCAACGGCATGGGGTATAACCACAATAGCATCAGGTGAATACTCAACGGCATTTGGACGTGATATAAAGGCAATAGGTAGGTATTCAACAGCATTCGGAAATAGGGTCATTGTATCAGGTGATTACTCTGTAGGTATTGGCTTATCTGGGTTCGTTTCCAATTATCCTGATGTGGTGGATGATAATACATTTGCTGTCATGGGGGGAAAGATGCAGTTGTGTGATAGAAACAATATATGTATCGATGATTTGCAGAATAAAATTGAAGAACAGGATTTATTGATTCAAAGCCTGCTATCTCGTCTTGATGCGCTAGAAGCACAATAATGTTGAAGCAGTGGAAAGGCTGTTAATTCTGCGCTGTGAATAGGGGTTAATTCATTCAGCAGTGAAAAGCTAACTGGCTTTCACTGCTGATGCTAAAACATTTAATCGTGCGCGTGAGTCCCCGATAAATTCACTCCTCTTCGCCTACCGCGTTTTCGCAATTTTTTTACGTTTTGGACACAACCATGGACACGCTGATATTGCTCAAGCCTTATCTAGAAAGGATCGTAACGATCATTTTAGGATCGCTAATGTCAAAGTCGTGACAGGTTTTGTCACAGAATGACAGGCTATCCCAATATATCGAGATAATTTCCCTCGTTTTTTGTTTCAATGCAAATCTCTCATGAATTTAACTTGAAAGACGGATTAAACTCACACTCAGTTGAAACACCTACCAATTCAGTTAAAACACCTGTCAATTCAGCTAACATTTAAAATACATATAATATACAATCACTTGTTATTTCTAATACCTCGTTATGACTATAAAAATATTTTATTTGTTCACAATTTATCATCACCTCAATAATCAGGGTGTATACATGGGATTTTTATTATGAAGTTTAAAATACTGACTGTTGCTCTTTTAGCTGCGATGTCACTTAATGCACACGCGGGCGAAAATGTAGGTGGGTTTTACAAATCTAGAATGAGTGGAGCCATCGTTGCGCCATCATCAGCGAAAGTTAACGACACTGGCCTTGTTAATGGGCAAGTATATACAGTTGTAGATGAAGCTATGCTACGCAAGATGATTGCCGATGGTGATGATGTGACTCGTGTTGTAACAACAAATATAACAAATATGAGTAACCTGTTTAAGGATAACAAAACATTTAATCAAAATATCGGTCACTGGGATACATCTAATGTGACGGATATGAGAGACATGTTCTGGGGGGCTGAGGCATTTAACCAGGATATTAGCTTCTGGGATACATCTAAAGTGACTGATATGCATTATATGTTCAACGGTGCTAAGGAATTTAACCAAGAGATTGGTTATTGGAATACATCTAAAGTGACGAGTATAGATAGCATGTTCTACGGTGCTGAGGCATTCAACCAAGATATTGGTGACTGGGATACATCTAAAGTGACTTATATGTATTCGGTATTCAGAAATGCTAGGGCATTTAACCAAGACATTGGTGGCTGGGATGTATCTAATGTTACGAGTATGGCTTGGATGTTCAATGATGCAGAGGCATTTAATCAAGACATTAGCGGCTGGGATACGTCCAAAGTGACAGGTATGACTGCTATGTTCCACAATGCTAAGGCATTTAATCAAGATATTGGTGACTGGGATACGTCTAAAGTGACTAATATGATTAGTATGCTCTCTGGTGCTCAGGTATTTAACCAAGATATTAGCGGCTGGGATACGTCCAAAGTGAAGTATATGAGTAGTATGTTCGAAGGTTGTAAGGCATTTAACCAAGATATTGGCGGCTGGGACACATCTAAAGTGACGAATGTGAGTCGTATATTTTACCATGCGGAGACATTTAACCAAGATATTGGTGACTGGGATATATCTAATGTGACGAATATGAGAAATATGTTCGAAAGTGCCAAGGTATTTAACCAAGATATTAGCCGTTGGGATACATCTAGCGTGACGAATATGAACCGTGTATTTTACTTTGCAGAGGCATTTAATCTAGATATTAGCCGTTGGGATACATCTAGCGTGACGAATATGCACGAAATGTTCGCTTATGCTTATGCCTTTAACCAAAATATTAGCCGCTGGAATACATCTAACGTGATTGATATGGGCTCAATGTTCAGCAGTGCCGATGCATTTAACCAAGATATTAGCCCTTGGGATACATCTAGCGTGACGAGTATGAGTTGGATGTTCAGCAGTACCGATGCATTTAACCAAGATATTAGTTATTGGGATACATCTAGCGTAACTGATATGAGTGGTATATTTGCCGGTACAAAGGTATTTAACCAAGATATTAGTTATTGGAATACATCTAGTGTGACGAGTATGAGGAATATGTTCAGTGGTAGCGATGCATTTAATCAAGACATTAGTGGCTTGGATACATCTAACGTGACCAATATGAGTAAAATGTTCAGCTATGCAGAGGTATTTAACCGAGACATTAGTGGCTTAGATACATCTAGCGTGACTAATATGAGTAGCATGTTCGAAAGATCTGAGGCATTTAACCAAGATATTAACCGCTGGGATATATCTAGCGTAACAGATATGAGTAAAATGTTTTATCAAGCTCGACCATTCGAGGAAAGCAATGTGGAGTCATGGGATTTATCAGGCATAGATACGACAGAGATGTTCGGTAAATAAGTCTGTAATAAAGATAGTCTCTGGTTATAAGATAGAAAGCTGAACACAATCTCATTGGTGTTCGGCTTTCCTTTAAATGATTAATCGCCTATCTCATATTTACTTAGCAGGTAACGTTAACCAGCCCCTTTGGCATTCTTACTCCCCCAAAACGCCCTAAACAATCGCATTAATCCAAGCGTAGAAACCGCAATACCCACAATCACAAATTCAAAGTACCAGGGCGCGCCTTTATAACCCATGGCCTGCCAACCATTTGCCATATACGGCTGCAGCTGTGGCACAAAGTGCGCAATGAACAACCCCAAAAACACCGTAATAATGATTTCATCCATTATCGATTCGCGCCGGTTCTTCAATACCTGCAGATCATAATCAGCGTCGTTACCTTCCTGGTTAGCTAACCGTTTAGCTTCCGCGTCTAACTTTGCCAATTTAAGGTTACCTTCTGCAGTCGCAATCGATGCCGCCATTTCTGCAGCAATACGTTTACGCTCACGATAGCTACCTGACAAATCCGCAATCGGTGCCGAAATAAAACTAAACAGTGACGTTATCCATTTCATGATTTGTTCCTCATAATAATATCCAAAAAGTGCTTAGGGTCTTTTGATACCGCTTTTGCCAGGGCATTAACCCCCGTTAAAAGATGCGGCGCTACATACGCGGCAATACCAATGATGCCGGTCTTCAACCCTTCATCTAAGCCAAGCCAACGACAAAAACTGTCCGCAATGTACGCGGACAAAATCGCCATCAGCACCGACATAAAATAATGAAAAAAAGTAATTCGTGTACCAGACATATACATTTGTGTTGCGGCGGCCAGTAACGACAACAAACACAGTTGCCCCCATTGCCTTATAAAAACAATCAGTTCTTCCATCAATCCTCACTCCTCGGGTTTAAGTCAGAATACGCTGGCTCTGCAAATTTGATATGCAGTGCAACAGGTAAATACTCGTTAATTTCCAGCATGTCCTGCTGCATAGGAACCACTTCATTGTTGTAATAAGCCCGGGTGATTTTATCCAGGTCACCAAAGCCCGGACTTTCCCCCGACGTTTGTCCGCTTAACGCTTCCTGGGCACGGTGCATACTCAACATATCGTTTAACGTCATCTTCTTAATACGCTCAAATTCATCCTTGGTAGAAATATCACCCACCGGAATAATCTTGATTGCTTTCTCGGCATCAGCCTTACCACTGCGGTTATTAATAAACAAACTGCGAAAGTTACCCACACCGCGAGAATCTCTGATTGCAGCCTTCAAATCATTCTCATCATCGGTAGACAAGTTCGGGTCTGCCATCGAGAAGATAAACCCCATGTGTGCGCCGTTCTTGTAATACTTACGGCGGAACAGGGTGGCATCTTCGTTTAAAAGCGCAGACTGAATACCGCCATAATATTGGGGAATACCATAGATACCCTGGTTAGGGTCGTATTCTTTTAGGTGAATAACTTCGCCTTTTTTAAACCGAAGCACCTTGCCATTACTTAAGCGCTGGGCATAAACACCTGGCGTGGAGGTATAGCGCATCGATAACGCAGGTAAATGCCTTAGCTTAATCACATGACCAAAAGCATTTTTAATAACCTGAAAATACGCATTCGCCGCCCAACAATAATCAAAAGCAAACTTCTTAAACGTTCGCTGGCTCAACACCGTATTAGGCTTAAACCATTTCAAGATCATATTGCGTTTAAAATATAAAATAGGCCCATGCTGAGCATTAACGCGCAGCAACTTAACCAGCCCAGATAAACTCACAGGCGGTGAATATAACCCGTCCATATCAGCATAAAGCCCGATATATTCGGTCATGTGATTGTCTAAACACGGCTCAGGGTCGCCAAAGCTAAAGGTGTCGATAGATTTATCTTTCACCGGTTCTGTTGTCGTACTCTTAATTGAATTCATTATGCGGCATCTAATCCTATTGACGTTCTGGTGCTCGAGCTGTCACCAGATAATGGTTCGTAAATCATGGCGTGCATGATTGCCCAGGCAATATCTGCA